AGTTGTTTTTACGGAGCAAACTTCTCATTCCTTTTCCTAATGTTGGTTCTTTGTATTTCATTTGTTTTCGCTGTTCCCAATCTCCAATACAAATAACAACATCTTCGGGATTACCATACATCTTCCTAAAATTACTTATCATCTTTTGTTCGTTTCGTTTGATATTGATATGTCTTCCAAACTTCAACTTACGAAACAAATATTTTTCATAAAAATCAAATAACATATGGTTTATTCTATTCTTTTCGGTTATGTATGACTTGAACTTATCCATACAAAGTGTTTTACGATTATACAAAGACAACTCTGTTTCGTATTCAACCACACTTTTTCCTTGTATTTTATTGGTTTTCATACCCAATATGATATTGTTGTATTTTTTCATCTTGGTTTCTTTCCTTCGTTGATTTTGTGAATACCGAAATACATTTGCATCTTTGGAAGCATCATCTACACAATAAATCAAATCTTCCTTACCAGGGTCAATCCCAATAATCTTCTTATTTTGTAATATAGAATAATCATTTAGTTCATCAATATACAATTCTTTTGATACACCTTTCTTCGCATTTGGTAATCGCTTTCCAACCAAATCATCACGAATAAATAATATGGAAACTCCTACCCCATCTGTAGAAATCATATGATGGAATGAAAAACCATTCTTACGAAATACCTTCTTTTCTGTGCGAAAAAAGAACTTCCATATTTTATCTTCGTGTTTCTTGGTATTGCCTTGATTACTAAAATCACTTTTCTTTCCTTGTTCTTTTCGTAAAAGCAAATACACTAATGTAATCGTGTCTAACCGAATATATCCGGGTGCAATACTACTTCGTAAAGGAAAAACATTACTGATTGTTTCCTCATCAGTTTCTACTTGTTTCATCATTGTAATCATACAGGGGAAATAATCCATAGGTTTACATTTCAAATCATAATAAATGCTTTGTTTTTGAAACTTTTTGTTGGGAAGAATATATTTCTTTTGTTGGGTAATCCATTTATGATAGTGTGGTTGTGATGTGTATTCAATATTATTATCTACATTCAACAAATCATTCTTTATTTTTCGCAGTTCCTTTTCCAATTGCCGAACTCGTGCTTCTCGTTCTTTTTTGGTAGGAAATATTTTTCGTATCTTCTCAACCATCATCTTCTTTTTCCACACAACATTTACAAAGCGTTCTACATAATCCACATAATGTAATTGAATGTTATTTTCATACATCGTCATAATGTCTTCACATAAATAAGAAAGCACATTACTCATATATTCATAATCCAATTGCTCTGGTTGTGTATACGGTTTGTAATGCTCTGTATAGAAGGAAGTAAGTTTTGTAGTGAGTTCAACGGTTTCTTTCTTGGGTGGTTTTCCTGTTTTGGTATGTTTTTCACCACAAACAACCTTCATAACATTCAAAATCAAAATCTTATCAATAATAGGTATGGTTTGTGATTGTGTTTGATAATGATGAAGAATATACATTTTTAGAAATTGTAAAGTATGAATAACGATTTTGTGTGACTTGATGACTACATCATTAATTTTAGTTGTGTTGATTTCAGGGTGTTTCAGTATGCTTTTGAGCGAAGTTTTGGTGGATTTGAAAAACTCTGTCGGTTTCTCTTTCGCCTTTTCCATCCTTATACATTTACTAAACATTTTATTTTAAATAGTTTTCCGCATATTTATTTATTCCTAAATATTTTCATTTTTCTCCTTTTCTAATTTTTCTTTTCTTTTCAAATATGCTCGCCTTCTATATTCCTTTAATTTATCAGGGTTTTCTTCTTTTAATTTATGTAAATAATTGGCACCATTTTCCATAACCTTTTCCTTATTTTTTTCATAATATTTCTTGTGATTTTTACCACTTGTATATTTTTTTAATCGCTCTTCAAGTTCATTTACATGCTGTTTTAATAAATTATTTTCATTTATAATCTCATCCATATTATTATCCATTTACTAAATATATACATATAATTTTTAAATAATTTTATGTATATTTATTGTAATTTGTTTAACCGTGCCATTTTAGAGCAACGCGTATTTTAAATGCCGACTTTTCTAACAAAAAAAAAGACATAAAAGCATTTTCAATACGAGCGCATATAAACTAAATTCTATATGGTAGGTTTATTATTTATACAATTTTAATGGTAGTTGTATAAATTCCTACCGAATGTTATTTAATTGCTACCTCAATTAAACAACAAGTCGTTCTTTTTTTTGCTTGAATTCATCTGGTCTGGTTTGATTTGTTAAAAAACATTTACCAAGTAATAAGATATTTTTACAAGCATTTACATCTCTATTCACGAAAATACGACATTCGGTTTCCTCTTTTGGAGTTAGTATTTCGTGAAGATGTTTGTTGTGTTTTTTTCTTTTTATCTTAACATTTTCCATTTCTTTTAGTGTTTTGTTATATAATTTACTGGTGTTAAATTCATTTACTTCTAAAATTTTAAAACGACTTAATAGTAGTTTTTTAATACCAATATTCGGTGTAGGTATTGTGCCCTTCATCTGTGTAGTCCTACTGTAATCACCGTGTAATATAACTATTTTTTTACCATCTATTTTATCTTGTTTTGTAAGATATTTATTTTCAATCTCATTCAATAAATTTATTTCACTTTGTTTTGTTCTTACAAACCTACGAAATGCTAATTTTCTAAAAAGTGGTTTTTGATAAAAATCTTTTATTTCGTCATTCACAATTGTTTTGTTAATTATAAAATTTTTATAATTTGTTTGGTTCAAACTTTTAGAATTGAATTTTGATAATATAGTTTCTTTGGGTATAATATTGTACTTTTGTTTTTCTTGATTTATTACATAATTACTTCGTTTTGTATATGTTTCGTATCTTCTTCTACACGCGGTATATTTGAAAAAAATATTATTTTCATCAATCATAGAAATTGGTCTAATTTTTCCAGGGTCAAGTGAAACCAGTTTATATTTATCCGTTAAATATTCATTACACTCGTCAGTAGATAAATTTACTAATTTTGGAAAGTTGGTTTCTTGATTTACACTTGGTAATACTTCACCGTATTTCTTATTCTTATATTTTTTCATAATAAATAATAACGAACAACTAAAACCATCAGTAATAATTTGATTATAAAATACATAATCTTTTTGTTTGAAAATATGTTTTTTTTCTAATTTTAATAATTTACTCCAAATATGCGATTGGTGTTTTTTAGCGTGTAATACTAATTCACTTTTATTATAATTAAATATTTTTTGCTTTTTATCATCTATCAAATCTACTATTGCCGGAGTATTTATTGTTATATGTTTGGGTGTAATATTATTTCTCTGTGGGATAACTTGATAAGGTTTATATCCAAGTGTTTCTATTTGTTGATTTATGTAAAATGAATATTTTATATACTTGTCTGGATTTACTTTTACATCATACGCAACTGATTTATTTAGTTTTGATGGATATAATAAATGTTTATTTTCTAAAATCCAAGTATGATATTCCAGTTTTGAATTTTCTATTTTATTATTTATTAAATCGTGTTTCAAATCACGAATTTCTTTATTGAGTTCTTGATACATTATCTTACGAGTTGCCTTATTTCTCTCTTTTTTTATTTCTATGGATTTTGGATATTTGAATAAACAATTGATATATTTGAATAAATGTTTTACAAAATGAGTAGATATATTTGTTTTTATACAGGTAATTATTTCAGTTGCGGATAATGCTAATATATGTGTTTTATTACCGTAAGATGGTTTGTTAGAAACCAACTCGCTAAAATTTTCACGATAAAAATATTTAATATCTGTTTTACCAGAAACATTTTTTATATTTTCCTCCTTTGTTTTAATACCTCTTTTACCACTTGGAGAACTTACGGTTTTCATTACATCTAATACGAATTGCTTATTTATTTTTGGTAATTCATTTTGATTATTAAACTTGTCTAATAAAAATAAACGGATAAACTGATATGATAATATAACAATATCATTCAACTCTATTACCGACTGTTCTAATATAGGGTGTATCATATCATACCGTTTAAGAACACATTTCAAAGGACATTTTATAATCCTATAAACTTGTTCGTTTGTGTCTGGATGGTTTTCTTCCAGTTCCATTTATATATTATGTATAGAAAATAATTTTAAGTAGTTTTTCCTAAATGATTAAATATTTAACAATTATTCCTAAATATTTAATCTTCGTTTGGAATTTCTTGCTTCTGTTTTCTTTTTTGATATGCTCGTTTGTTATATTCCTTTACCTTTTCTGGTGATTTTGTATATGTTTTGTTATATTCTTTTACCTTTTCAATTATCTTATCCTTATTTTTATTGTAGTAAGTTTTTTTATTATAATTTTCTATTTTATATGTATTTAACTCGTTGGTAAGTTCATTAATAGTATTCTGTTTATTTTGTGCGTCCATTAATATTGTTTCTTTTTCAATAATAGACAATTCATATAGGCGTTTATAATCAATTTCATCGCTCATTATAGGTTAATATATTTATTATTATATTTTTAAATATTTTTCCTAAATCATTATATAATGACGAAACAATTTACGCCAGATTTGAAATTACAAGCGGTCAAATATTATAAGAAAATTAACAACTATGTAAAAGTATGTGAAATATTTGATTGTAGTGAAAGAAGTTTGAAACGATGGGTTGAACGATATACAAAAACCCAAAATGTAAATAGAAAAACACGCAAACTTGGGTCTTATAAGTTAAATAAACAACATATTCAATTTATCAAAAATACTATTAGAGAGCATAATGATATACAAATGAATTTTTTACACGAATTAGTCAAAGTGAAATTCCCAAAATTAGATATATCCAGACAATATTTATCAGACATTATTAGAGATAATAATATTACCAGAAAACGAGCAACTTTTAAACATTTCCCAAAAACTTACAGAGGAAATATTAGAGATGAAAAACAAGAATTACAACAATTTTTTAATGTAATAAATAAATTTAGTTTAGAAGACATTATATCTATTGACGAAACATCTGTAAGCACATCATTAACACATAAGTATTGTAGAGCATATTTAGGTGATAGATGTGTTAAGAAAACAACTAATAACGAAGTTTTTAAGAAATATTCATTAGTAGTAGCAATAAATAATAAAAAATGTATATCGTCTGAATTATATCAAAATGGTTCTGTAAATGCTGATCGATTTAACGAATTTTTACAAAATATTTGTAATAAGATAAAAGGTAAATTGATTGTATTAGACAACGGACAAATTCATAAAAAAGAAAGCACAAAACAAATTATTAAAGATAGTGGTAATTTTTTAGTATATACTTGTCCGTATCATCCAAGACTAAATAGTATAGAACAATTTTTTAATCAAATGAAACACTTTATAAAATTAGATAAACCAAATACATTTATAGCATTAGACAATAGTATAACATCGTCAATTACAAAAATAAAACCTATCCATTATGAAAATTATTTTATTTATGCTTATAATAAATCATACTATAAAAATAAACAGAATGGTAAAAAATATACAAAAAGGCGAACTTTGAAAGTGTATAAGGACTAACAAAGTCGGCATTTAAAATACGCGTTGCTCTAAATCTTCAAGGGTGTAAATTATATTACATAAATTGTTTTTGTTCCAGTTGTTTATAATCACGGTCGTGATTACGCGGTAATTCGAGAGGAACTACAAGCGTACTCTGATCTTGGCAATACTTCATATATCCCATGGCGGCCCCATATACAGATGGAATAGCATAATCAAGCACTAATTTATTAAGACGTTCAATTTGACCGGTAATATCATCTTCTTTGTGTTCTGCGTATTGTAGATAAATACTTCTCATTATAATTTTAAGATTGTCAATATTTTGAGGTGGGATAACAATTTTATTTTGCGATGATTTATATACCCCTAGTCGTAGTTCATGTTGTATAATTTGGATATTTTCAGCAGAAAAAAACAATTGTGATAATAGACTAGATTCCCATGTTCCTGCGACCGCACCACAGTATGCTGTAGACGTATTTTTAATGGCAATTTTCTCCTGCATTTTGAAAACAATATCGGGTGATGGCGGTTCTACTATATTTACACGTCCATTATAACGTTCAGGATTTTTATGGATTTGATTTGTATCAAGGTGTGCTT